TGAAATGGATCGTCAGAAAAAATTACCTGAATATGACAGAACAATGGCAGAAATAAAAAATTATCAATTCAGTTATAATGAAAGTGAACCATTAAACAACGTTCAATTGAAAGGTTTTGCCGAAAGAGGACCCGGTGCTCTAGAAGCTGTTGAAGATTATAAAATGGAAAGAGATAGAGTAAAGAAAGAAATTCTGACATTAAATCAAACTGCCACACCAGTTGACACAACACCACAAGCGGTGACACCAACAGAAACACCAGCACCAAGTGAACAAATGTCCAATCCAAAAACAACCAGTAAACTAAATGCCGTAACCAGTGAAAATTTAGAATTGAATTTACCAAGCACACCAGAATCGGTTACGACTGCACAGATTACAAACAATACGAATATCAGTTCAACCAAGAGCCAAAAACCAAAAGGTCCTATACCTTCTGTGAGGAATATGGAAGATTCCTTTCAGAGAATGCTATTAAGTAGTTTACGGGTTGTATAATAAAAAACCCACCATGAAGGTGGGTTTCTTTTAAGTAAAAGAAAATTAATTTTCTTCAGCAAGTTTACTAAAATATGCCATATCATCATCTTCAGAATCATCTTTAAATGGAGAATCTTCTGCAACAGGTTTAGGTGCAGGCTTTGCTTTGGCTTGTTCTACAGTTGTGCGTGGTGCTTCACCATTAAGACCAAGAACTTTATCTAAGCGTTGCTTCAAAGCATCATACGACTTGAATTCACCATCTTTTAAGAGTTCCTGTAGAGAGTGTTCAGACTTCCAAATCTTCTCTAGTTCTTCATCGTCATTCAGCAAAGCAGCAGGCGATTCGAATTCAGATTTATCATAATTCTGATAACCTTCAACTTTACGGATCTTTAACTTAAAGTTGGCACCTTTCCACATATCAAATGGGTTAATTGCTTGTTCATCTTCAAATTGTGGATTCATGGCTTCTGAAATCTTATCAAAAATCTTCTTGCCAAACTTAAACAAAAATACTTTACCTTCATTTTCTTTATTTGAAGGATCAGATACGATATAAACGTTTGCAATGTAATTTAGTTTACGTTTTTGCTTACGGACAATATCTTTATTTGCTTCAATACCAGAATTCCATAATGAGGAATTATGTTCACAAACGGGACATTGTTGATTGAGTGTGGTTAAACAATTATCAATTAACCATCCACCTGGACCTTGAAATCCGTGTGAGAAAATCTTCACCCATGGTAACGCATCATCACCATCAACTGCTGGTGCTGGGAGGAAACGAATCGTTGCCATGCCATTGCCAGATTTATCTACGGCTGGGCGCCAGTAGTTATCTGATTTATCGTTGCCTTCGGATGAGGTATTAAGTGCCTCGATTGCTTTAGATAGTTTGTCGAGGTTGCCAGATTGGCGTTTGAGGTTCGCAAATGAACTCATAATTTACTTCCTTTCGTATAAACGGTGTATAAACGGTGTATTAAAAACGACTTGTCCACATACTTCTCATAATATAGTAATATTTATCCAATGTCAAGTGTACATCTTCAAAATACCGATGGTAGTAATGGCGTCCGTGTGAAGTATACCAATACCACCTTCAACTCGCCATTGGTCGATGTTCTGTGGTGTATCATCAATCAATAGTGAATTCGAATTAGAAAAATCTCTCTTAAATCTTTTACCTGGAACCAAGTTCACAGGAAACTCAATGTTTTGGTTATTCAACCATTCAATCTTTTGTTCCCGAATCTCTGCATCCCGTTTCTCAGAAGAAGTGGAAGAAAGAATCTCTGTTGGTACCTTTAATGACCTGAGATAGTTAATTAACTCGATAGCATCAGGCATCAAGTTCAATGTAGCAAACTGCCTTTCAGCAATGAACATGGTGAAGAACTTGTCAAAGGTTTTATAGGTGTCGGCCTCTTTCGGTTCAATTTTGTACAATTCCTTGTATCGTTTATTGAAATCGGCAATCACACCATCCATGTCCAAGTAAATCTTGGTAATCTTATGCATATTCTTTAATCTTTTCTTTCAAAATTTGTTTGAACTTTTCTTTATCATAATGTAGAAATGGTTTATATTTCACACATTTAGTTTTAAAACTAGGCCAAACAATATCATCATATATTTCTTTTTCCCACATCGGGAAAAAATTCATCAGGTCGTTCAAAATGATAAGTGTTTCAAGTGTTATATCTCCTTGTGTAGTATACTGCATTAACTTAGGAAATTCATTGTTTCTTACCACTAATAAATCATTTGGATTTTCTACCTTATCCAATAATACAATTATATCATTTTCAAAGGTATATGTCAAGCTTTGTTGAGTTTTTTGCCACTTGGTATAATTCTCGTCACCATCCTGAAGTAAATCACCTACCCAATCACCTTTGCCTTGTATAAAATTGGCAATATAAAAGTTCTTGAGTTCTTCTAAATCATATTTACGAGATAGTTTATAGAATTGGTATTTTGATTTGTTGGTAGTAAATGTTTGCTTAGATACATTTGTTTTTCCGTTGTATCTAAAGTAATCATAAGATTCGGAAGTAAAATGTAACTTCAAAGCATTCCATAAAGCATATGCGGCAAAACCGGTATTCTCCGTCATAATTTAAATTGGCAATCTGGATGTTTTCTTCAACATATTATTATCTTGAGCCTCTTCTTTAATCTTTGATTTAAGTGCGGGTGAGATTAATGTTGCGGCCACTTCAATTTCCAAACCAGTTTCTTTGCAATGGTGGCAGATAGCGTCCATATAACCTAAACGATTTTCTATCACCAAATTTTCAATCATCATACTAAATTTTTTAATTTCTTCACGATTAGGCATAATTTAAATTCTACTGTAAAATATATGATTACCTATTTTCGTTACAACCTTTTGTTTATTCCAGCCAGGATTTACATAAACTGCATGGTAATACAATGCGTTTGTTTCTGCTATTTTATCATGTAAAACTGAAACTGTCAATGCTCTTTTTGCAATTAAATGAGATTCTTCCCATCTATACCGATCATGAATGTGTACCATTTCTTTGACCATACAAGTCCATGAAAATTGACACACGGTTCTTAAATTTTGATCCGTTGTTTTCTGATAAACAACTGAACATATATTTCGTGGAAAAATGCCACTATTAACACGATTCATTGTGACCTGTGCTACGGCTAATTTGCCTTCATAAGATTCACCAGCAGATTCATAATAAATATTTTTAGCAAGGCATTCAATTTGTTTTAGATAATCTGCCGATACTTGTTTCTGTGTTGCATTTGTAATAAACTCTCTCGATAGAGTTGGTGCTGTATATACTATTGTTAATACTGCTAATACTACTGCTAATGTGTTAAACTTCTGTGTGTTAAATTTAAACATCTTTCTTCCTTATTGATTGCGGCGGCCAAACATCTGACCGCCTTGGTCTCCAATTACGAATTTGTTTTCGATTTTATTTTAACTTCAGGTTGTGGAGTGGTTTGAGAAACGAATTGATTGAGAGCTTCCGCTTTCTTTACAATTTCATCTTCTGTGGGGAATGCCGGTAAGGCGGGGTAGTCAGGTGATGTTGTACCAGCAATTTTAGCTGCATCGACCTGTGTATGCCATTGCTGTTGTAGAGCATCACGTTTTGTGTGATAGTCATCAGTTAACATATCTTTGGCCATTTTTAAGAGTTCTAGCCGAATCTCATAAGGTGTCATACTCATTTACTTCTCCTTGTGTGTGTTTATGTGTATTACCAGCGGTTTGTGTGATGCTGGTGATTTATTTATCCAGGTGATTCTGTTGCTAAGTTCACCTGGCGAAACTCCGCTTACCTATTAGGCAGCAAGTGCATACTTATCGTTTGCGTTTAATTTAATTAGTGATTACGCCTTCTCTGGCGATTCTCCATTGTTCTAATTATTGCCATGTCGATTCTAAAACACCCCCATCAGAAGTATATTGCCACTTTTGTGTTTGCTACCGAAAACTCGGTTCGTCAATATACTTTTGGTGGAGGTGGTGGGAATCGCACCCACGTCCACAACAACTTTCAAACAACTTCTACGAATTAGTTTAATACAAAAAGTATTGTTAATACACCTACAGCAAATGCACAGGCGCCCATGTAGAAAGCAAAACTTCTTACTTTATATTCTTTTACACAATCTTTGTTAGGCATTACAGTATCCTTTCTAGTAACCAAATAACAAAAAGAAAACTTAAACCACCAGCCAAAAATTTTAAAGCCCCGTACTGTCTTTCGTTCTGCTCGGGAGTGCAGAGTTTTTTCCAATATTTGTTCATAGTGTCCTATTATAAGTGTTTATACTTATATAGGCAACCAGCTTAATTAATATTTACCACTTTTCTCATAATATGAAATGGCATTGACTAGGCCTGTGATATGGTCCTCGGTCTTTTGTTTGAATACGATAGGACTCGAATCCTCAACGGCCATGACGATAACCAAATCATGGATAGGTTGACCAATCAACTCCTCATACATCAAGGCGTAGGCAGATGTTTGCCAGAAGTAATCTTCAATGTCCTCATGGCTCTTAATTTTTTTGGATGTTTTAAAATCAATTACCGAAAGCACACCATCGAACTCAGCAATACAATCCACTCGGCCTGCCATCTTTAATTGTGTGGACCATAATGCTTGTTCTTGGTAATGAATATTGTTAATACGATTTAAATGCGGTTTGATTGATAAAAACATTTCATGTGCATCGGGCATAATATTACCTAATGATTCATTGTTTAAATATCGTTCACACAATGTATGAACATTTGTACCACGAGAAGTTGCTTTTTTGGTAATGGCATTGGCAACATCTTCACCCACTTTGTTGCGCCATGCCTGAAAAATATGTTTCTTTTGAGCACCAATGACTGTGGTGACCGATGGTAATTTTGTACCATCAGGTAGTTTATAAAACCGTTTACCATCAGGAAATGTTTCTGATGGTAGGTCTTGTAATACTTTTGGTGGGCAGTAATTAAACATTACCATTTTCCTATAGGGCATTTTACAAAAGGTAAATTTACTTTAATTGGCATATAACAATGGCATTGTGTGCATATTTTTATTTTAACTTTATAATTCTCACAAGTATTGCATATGTCTAATTTTGTATTTGCATTCATTTTACGTTACGTTATAGTTGGTTACATATTTCTCTTTAATAGCTTCAAAGAAGTCAATATCTTCTTGTGTTAGCTCCGCTTCTTCTATATCTTGCCTAAATTTTCTGGTGAAATCTTCTAACTGTTGAAATTCACCTTCATACTTAAAAAACTTTGTTATTTTTTTAGTATCGTAAGCATCCATTATAATATGATATCTAGGCTCATCGGAATCATTTCTAATTTGATGCCACAAATTCACCCAAACAATGTATGCTGATCCATCGGCCGGCATATGTAAATTTTTTCCTTGACATATATGAACACACTTTTTGTTTGTCCATAATGGTATGTGTATTCTGGCCATATAATCTGTTGTTTCAGCATCTTTGTGCACCAAGCTCTTACAATGAGGCTGTAAACAAGTTATTCTTACTCGCCTTGGTTCAAATCCCAAATCTTTCAATTTATCTACAACCTTTTTAATTTCTCCGACACAAGCTTGAGTTGGTCTATCGTGCTCCAAACTGTGAGCAATATTAAAATGTTTGTACGACTTCATAATCAATTCTCTTGTCGGTAGAAAATTTTCTAATTTTAATCCATGTTCATGCTGAACAACTTCCCAACCATCTTTCCAATCACCACGCCTACTCAAAATACTCCAACCACCAAACCCATGATAATTTTGTGTTTCAAATTCTTCACCTTGAACAACTTGATCACCTAGAGGAAAAACACTTTCTTCTACTTCTTTTCTTAATTTTTCAATATCAAATTGAATATCTAATTTTTCATACCACATTTTTTTGTTTTTCTTTCATTTCTATAAAATTGTTCAATAGATTAGTTGAAAATGTTTGCATATCGGTAGACAATGAAATTCTCATATTTTTAGATTTATTAACATCTACAGAATGTAAAACATATGATGGAAAAAATACAAGTTTTCCTGGTTTCGGTATTATTTTTTTAAATTTAGCTCCATTAACATTTTTATAAACCTCTTTGTCCCAATCTACACCACCACGGGGATCAATTAATAATAGGTCACCACAATCATCATCTGTTTGTATATAGTATGTTGCTGTTATTTTACTACCTCCATGATCATGTATTGCCATGGATTGTCCAGGTAAACTATAGTTAACCCAACCTCTTGTGTGATGAAATTCATATTCATCATAATTTTTTGCAACATAATCATAAGTAAGTTCTGTCACCATTTTAATTATATAATCATTTAATGATTTTACATAAGGTGTATTCATCACCCATATATTAGAATCTTTGATATTTTTAATTTTTTCATCTGTGTAAAAATATTTCAATTCACTTAATAAATTATCATTAAATTTTTCATCAAAATCTGTTTGTATTTCCCACACCGGTGTCACCCACCAATCATTACGAATTATATTCATAGACATCCAGTTTCTTTTAACATCTCACACACCGATTCATAATTATGTTTTCTTGTGCCTAAAGTTACGGCTTTTCTAAAAGGTTCTTCTTTATCCGATTCGACACTATGAATTTTCTTAACATTTAATACCCAAACTTCCATTGGTTGTGCCACGAAACTACCAACTTCTTTTAATTGCTCTTTTTTGTATATGAATCCATTTGTTTGATTTTTTATTTGAAATATCTGCAAATCATCTACCAAAGGTTCATAATATATCGTTTTACAGTTATCAGTTTCAATGTAAAAATTAATTGTGGTTAATATATCACTATCTGTATGTGGTGGTATATTTCGATTGATGGTCATAACAGTTAAATAAAAATCTTCCCAATATTTTTTAGGTAAAATCTTATACATTATTTCGGGTTCAGGTGACCATATCTTTTTATAATCTATACCTTTATTATCAACACCCGTAAACGTATTCAACCCCTGTGTAACGGCATATATGGGTTTAGAAAACTCATAATTTAACTTTGTGAACATTTCCATTCTTTAATTTTTTTCATTCGACTGGCCCAACTTTTTAATATTACAGTATTATTGGTGTTTTTGTCAACCACCTTTCGTAAATCGGTAGATAAAGATATACGTAAATCATTTGATTTATTCTCCGTTACACCATGAAGAACATATGATGGTGTAAAGACCAATTTACCTTCAATAGGTTTGATTCTTCGTTCTTTCACTACAGGCGTACCGGTTAAAGTGGTGTTTTTCCAATCAATTGCGTTGGAACTGTCAAATAGTACCAACTCTCCACATCCTTCTGGTGCTTGTATGTAATATGTGGCCGCAATAGCGGATTCTGTATGGCCATGTACTTCTAAACCTTCTCCCGGTTCATGCACATTAACCCAGCCAAAGAAGTGCTCACAACCTTTAAGGTTTAACATTCTGATTTCTGGAATTTGTTGGGTTATTGTTTTTGTAACAATATCAATAATTTCTTGTTTGATAATGTTTAGATTGGGCTTGTCATAATCCCATATGCTGTCTTTTGGTTTTTTATCTTGGCCAGTGGCGATGCCATAACCTATACTATAAATTTCGTCTAGTAGTTTTTTATTGAATTCTGCATTAAATTTTGTTTGAACTTCCCATATTGGAGATTTCCAAAATAAGTTTTGCGCATTTTGATACCAGTGAAACTTTTCACGGTCATTCAGTTGTTCTATTTGATTTCCACTCATCATATGCCATAATCAAAGGTTGTGCTTGCTCACGATTAATTCGAACTTCTGTACTCATTTCCGAAGCTGTGTTTGCTGTCTGCCATGGTGTGCCTTTGATGTGGTCCAATATCGGGTGATTGCCAGCATTTAATAATTCGGACAACACATTCACATGAGTTGTTAACATGGTAAAGACGTTTGCACGTTGTTCTTCAGGTAAATTTAGTATTGCATTGAAAAAAATATTGTTGAAGTAGTAATCAACATACTCATGCAATAAATCTCTCTCGATGACGATTTCATTTTCATTCATTGTATTTTTTCCTTATGAATAATTTATTATTAAATAATTTAACTATTTTAGAATAAATTTCTGCTGAGTAATATGTTCCCGCAAATGTAATCCAAATAAAATATACGGTCAATAAACCAACTGGTTTATTTTTATTTGGTAACTTACCTACCAAACGGCTAATTGGTCGACCAACACGCATCAATATACGGCCAATATCATTATCTCTATTCACAATATTCATAATATAAGCCATATGTTGCGACCAAGGAGTTGCTATACGGTGAGCCCACTTAATAAATTTTTGTTTTTCAGCTTTTTTACGTTCATCTTTGGACATCCAAAGCATAAAGTCCGGAGATTTGCCTTCCATGCCATCAACAATAACTTGAGCCCAACGAATATAACCAGCATAAACTTCTGGATCATTTTCTCTCAACCAATTACCATATTTTTGGTCAGCATAAAAAATATCATGGGGCATCATACCGAGTTGATATAATTTATGACAAATAATTTTTGAACAATTACAAGCTTGAGCATAACATTGAAAACTTGTACAATTATATGTTGGTGGCGGTTGTTGATTACAATTTCCTGTTTGTAACCATGATTGGCTATCACAATTTGCACAATTAATAGCTCCACAATTAGCACACACATGGCAATTTTGACTTTGATCACCGCATCCACAATTACAATTTGATGGGTCAACTACAGGACAATTTCCTGAAGCGCAGTTTTCACAGCAATTATTAATTCCCGTGCCGTTGCAATTTCCTGCAGTATTTTTTTGAAAATAACTTAGGCCATAAAATCCAGCCATATTAGGAGTACCTGGTCGTATAGACGGCAACACTAAATTGTTTAAAAAATTTAAATCACTAGAATATGTTGATGATTGACCAATTTCTTGATTAATTTGCGATACGGATATTGGTCCAGATGATGGTAATGTCATTTTTACGTCCTAATCTTTATTATTCAGTATTTATATTGTTTCTACTTTGGATTTTCCGTAAATTTCGACACCTTCAATCACACCAATCTTCTCACTAATTATTTTGATAGGTATAATTTTCTTTTTCAAATCTTCCTTATGTTCGTAAATTGTACCAAAAATATCTTGCCTTTCGAGTGGTAGACCATCACCTTTTATGAGTGTTGGTATATAACCTGTTATATCCTGTATAGCTAAAACAAAAAATGGTATGTTATCCGAATATGAATTTGCACAAGATATGTCCCAAAATTTTTCATCCAAAAACATACAGGCACCCTTACAAATATGTAGTACAGGACAACCAGAACATTCTTTACGGTTCGACCAATGTGTTGATGATTTAATTGATACATTATCATAATCTTCTAATGTACCTCCGTGATGCGACTCGCCATTTTTTGACATTTCAAGAGAACTTACGTTTTGGCACGTCATTACATTACCACGCAAATCTACAGCTAAAGCTTGTTCTTCATCCATGCCACATTTTTGACCTAAAAAATCCGATTTTCGGTGAGCAAGAACACTTTTGGTAAATTGAAACGTTTTTTCTTTTGGAATAGTGAATCCAATTTTGCCGCCTGTGGAAAATATGTCAGCAAAAGCCGTTCTTCGATATTCAAAATGGTCTTTTTTTGTTAGTAAAGAATTTGAAATTCCTTCTTCATCGTAAGCATCTACGATACCTCCTTCACCTAGTGTTACAAATTCATCACCAGTTAAATTCACAAACCATTCATAAACTTCTTTACGACTTCTATTTTTTGCGTTCATCATAGGATTAAAACTTATTACTTTACCCAAACGTTTCATCATTCTATAAAAACCCAATATTCTTTCTTTTTGTTCAGGATCGTCAAACGGATCTGGCCCACGAACTGATTGACCAGGTCCATCATGTGAAATGGCCACATCAAAATCATACATCATCAACCAATCAATAATATCATCTGTAAGAATAGATCCGTTTGTAATAACAGAAAATCTTGGTTTTCTTTCCCAATTCTCAAATTTTTCTGCCAACAATTCTGCTAGTGGTTTCATTGTTTTCCAATAAACAAATGGTTCACCACCCCAAAATTCTATTTTCAATCCTTTACTTTCATCAAATTCTAAAACTTCTAATTTTTTCATAAAAGCATCAATGTCTTTTTTAGATGTTTCAGGCATACGTTCAACAAATTTTTGTGAGCAATAATCACAAGAATAATTACAACTTAATCCCATTTGAATTTTAAGTGTTGTGATTAACTTTGATTTCTTTAAAGGATTGTTTTTATTAAATGCTTTATATGGTTTTGTGTATTCTTTAGGAATTTCAATTGGTTGCGGATATTCATATACGATACCATTGGCGTCCTTTAAAATATTGCTCATGTTATCATAATAAAATATTTTCTTATCATCTTTTGATTTTTCAGCGTGTATTTCAAATAACATTATTTTTCCTGTAATCTTTTAATTGGTCGACTTCTCTTTGTAACTTTATATATTCTATCAATTCCTGCCGAATTTTTTCCTTGTTTTGATATTCGTAATATAGCCGCTGTTGTTTTGACATCATTCTTTTTTTGCTCATTAAAACTCCTATCGTTATTATTATATTTTGGAATTTTAGAAGCGGATTCTACAGGATTAACTTTGTCATTATCTGGCCTCCTGATGTTAAGTAGAAGTGGAAGTTGATTGTTCACTATTACCATTCTCTAGGCAACTTTGTCTTGTGTGATTTGTGTAGTGTATTTCCTGGTACCGTATCTTTAATTCGTTGTATGACACCTTTCTCAAAGGCAGAATCGGCAGTTTTGGTACGAGGAACATTCATACGACCCACGTCACCAAAAACTGGTAGGTTCTCGGCTGAATGGTATCGTTGTAAATGTGGATTTGATTGTATGAATTCATCTAACACCGTATATGACATACGGTGTTCTTCGATTGTGTTTGTTTCTTTATTTAAAAAATCATAGGTTGGCATTAACTATACTCATGGGCAAGTGATTCATTCATTTTTCGAAACCATTCTTTCATAAAGACTGGTACTTCTCTTTTATTTATCTTACCTTTCCATGACCAAAGATGTGATTTATTCATACGATAATAGTTATGATAGGATTGTAATGAATTATTCGGCACTTTACACTCATCTGGCATGGCAGGTGTGGGGCCAGTAAATGAACCAATTGGACAATTATCCGGTACACGAGCCAAGTCAGGTATCAATCGTGCCGTGGCATGAACTTTACCATAACGATATGTAAACTCTTTAAGTAGTTCACACCACATATTATAGAGCCAAGTATAGTTGGCCTTACTTTGGCGAACCCATATGGCTGATGGATGGTTCATCATCGTAGGCTTCATCAATCGTTCTTCACGTTCATCTGGCAGGCGCCACCGTTTGATATTACGATTATTGGTTGTTTTACCAAGGTACATCTCACCATCAAGAACTCGGTGTGCAGTAGAAAGTAACTGAGCATACTCGATTACCATTTTACAAACATGGCGGTCAACGTGCATTTCAGCACACTTCACAGGATTATGGTCAAGATAAAATATATTCATAGCATTCTAATTAAACCAATAGTATCAATAGTAGTTAACAAGATGTAGTTAGCAAGCATCCCAAATGATTTCCGAGTATAACTAGCCCAAGCATACAGAGCACAACCAGTAATCCAAACAGGATATAAAACAAGTAACGGTGGGTTCGGAACGGTAAGTGCCATAGTAATAGAGCAACCAATACTAATAGCCCAAGCCAACAACTCAACAATAAAACGGAAACGACCACTTCGCCAGTCATCACGAATCCAATCAAAGAGATTATAAAATAAATCGTTCATCAACACTCATCAGATCGAATCAGACTTTTTTTACCATTAAAGATAGAATCTAAATCATCGAGATCAACTTTTTGAATTGGCTCAATTTGGCTGAGAGATTTCGATTCTTCTACAATTTCTAAATTACCATCGATGTGATATCCACATCCTTTTAAAAAAGTTTCAAATTCACCAATAACGCCATGTAAATGATCGGCATTAAACTCAAACGTTTTTTTGGTGACAATTGCATCAGCAAATGGCATTGGATCATCTTCACAAATAAATGTAAATCTGCTCATAGTGTTGGAATCTCCAACGGTTTAGCGCTACCTTTAAGTGCTTTAACACGTTTTGCGATATCTTCACTTGAAACGGTTTGCATAGCGAATTGTTTGAATTCATCATATTCATTTTTTACTTTTAAAATACCGCCATGTAGCAAAAATAGTGCACAACCACCGGTACTCAAAGGAGCAACTTCACTAACACCATCCAAATTAATAATTACTTTACATTCTTTTTCTACTGAATCCACTTCAACAAATAAAGACATCACACTTCTCCTTTTTCAGATTTATTTTCTTTTAGTTTGGCCAATTTGGCACGTTTTTCCAACACTTCAGCTTCAATCATCATGTTTTTCCAATGGCCTCGTTTATCTGATGGCATCAGAGCAAGCATACGTTTTGTTTCTTTACTTAATTTAAAATCCCCGTTTGTTTTCATTTACCTACCTTTTGAATTACTTCACTTTTATCACAATCTTTAACACGAACTAATAATGTATCGGTTTGATTTAGTGGTCGAACAAAAAAACATTCACCCTTAACAGACCAAACTAATTTATTTTGAATGCTCCCATCAAAGTTACCATTGACAGGTGAATTAATAAAATATGGAGTGTAATAGAATGTTAAACCAAACACAACAACTGCCACAAAAAACAAAGTTTTATTTGCTTGTAACCATTCATTAATTTTTTTAAACATGAAACATTCCTTGAGTGTATAATACTAACATTATACTAAAAAACACAATTAAAGTCAACAATATTATGGTAAACTTATGAGATTCTTCTTGGTAATATTCCATCTCACGTTGAATCATTTCATGTTGAGCTTGTATCATATTTGGTACATCAGGTGCCATCATCTCGATGGTTTTTTGTGATGATTCCAATCGTTTTAAAGCCTGCCAATACCGATAATATGATAACATAATTTAATCCCATAAGTTTTCATAATACTTACCAAACAATCTAAATGCATTACGCTTTCTTTCATTGTGTGCATTTAGTCCATCCCAATCAACCTTTGGTCCAGTATAATTTTCGTCCCAAGGCAACTTATCACCACAATCGGTGTAATCAAAGAATTTGGATTCCGGATCATCAGCAACTTTTTGTTCAAATGCCCAAATCATTTCATCGAGCACCCATGCCCAGCGTTTATGAATTAAATCATCGTGGTCCATATCCAACATTTGAATGTCAGGATTAGAATGGCGTTTTGATTTTGTTTTTCTTTTTGAACCACGCAACTCAGCAGGCACATCTTCATCATCAATCCATGGCGAACCATGAGTTTCTTCTTTTAATTGTTTGAGCATTGGTAGAATGATATAAGACAAAGTGTAATCCATTGACCATGTATCATAACGGTCAATTTTTACATATTTGATTGGTGGGCGAATAAAGTCGAGTACAACACGAATGGCCTCACAAATGGGTCTAACATACTTTGTGTATTTCTCAACCCATACAGGATGATCCACATAATCTTCATCGGCAATTACACCTTTACTACGACCACATTTACTCCAATCTGTCCAAAAAAAGATATACTCAAAAACAGTATGTGGAGAAATCCAATGGCTACGATAGCCACTTAAATAAACTTTCACTTTTTATCTCCTGTTGGGAATGGCCAACTAGACGGTGCCAGTTCGCCATCAAATTCAATTGGTTTAAAATATCTATCATGCAATTCTTCCATGATAGTCATCACTTGTTCGGTATTTAATTCTGTATCTTCTAATCGTTCTTCTAAATCTAAAATTTCCCACTCATCTTTTTCTACATCATGCCATACCCAAATACAAACTTCTTCTTTTGGTCTATGTATCAGGCACCATGGAGTAAACTCGTGTTCAGGAAATACAAAGCCTTCGGTCAAAGCATTTTTGTGAATAAAGACGGCAAAAGATTCCATGTTCTTATTGCCGCCTTCAATATATTGATAAAGCGCACCCTCGCCTGTTTCAAGGTCACCATAACCATCAAAAATGATTTTCATTTCTTCGACACTTGAAACATTTTCACCAATCTCTGATCCTTCATCAGAATCGTGGTACATGGCTTTTAGATGGTGCATTAACAATTCTTCAAATCGTTCATAATCATATTCGTATGGCATACTATACTTTCAATAATTGTGATAATGTATAAACGGATTCCATATATGTAGAAGGATTATTCAATACACTATATTCTAAATCACCCGAGCGTCTTTGGCAATAGTTTACTTGAAAATCGCAATTGTTTACCAGTTTAAAGGTGTCTACCATTTCCTTAACAGTATGACCTTTACCATGGCCTAAATTTTCTAATGAATTGGCAGGTGTTTTAATTGCCTTTTGAATAGAATGGCATATTTCATTCACATGAACATAATCTCTAACAGGTGTGCCATCTGGTGTATTGTAATCACCACCATATAAATTAAATACTCCTGTTTCTCTTGCTTTCATTAAGTTATACATCAACCCATCCATATTGGTGGGTGCAATCCCATCAGACCCAATCACATTATAAAATCTGAATGAAGTGAAAGTTTTTGTATTTTCAATGCAATATCTTCCTACTATATCTTCAGCACATCTCTTACTCAAAGCATATGGGTTGATGGGATTAGCGGCTGTGCCTGTCGATGCAAACACAAAATTTTTGTAATTCAAATTCGTTAATACATTATGTGTACCATTAATATTGGTATCATAATACTCATATGGTTTTGTTACTGATTCATTTACTTTGACCAATGCAGCCAAATGAACCACGGTGTCAAACTCATCAGAATAACATAATTGATAACCATTCGTAATATCATATGAAAGAAAATGTTTGGGTAACAGATAATCATTCAAACATGGTTTGATATCAGTACCAAACACCTCGTATCCTTCCTTTTTGAGGAGCTTTACAAGGTGCTGGCCGATATAACCAGAACTGCCGGTCACCAATATTCTTTTTGAATCAATCATCATATCCTTCAGCCCAAGTTATTTTGGGATTATTTCTTTCATACAATTCAACCAAATCTTTTAAATTCCACATGAAATCGGTTTCAAAGGTATCTAACCATTTACTAAATCTACCCCAATCTTCAGCAAGCATTGGTGATAAACCAATCTCATCACCAAATTGTCCTAAATCTTCACCACGACAATCAATACGGCCAGCAGCATAAGTCCAAAGCTCAAGGCCTCGTTCTTCATACCATTGCTTATTGATTGGTCCCATCCAGTTGGTACTATACCTCACAGGCATAATTTAATTCCTTCCAATTTGTATTCTCAGGCATTATTTCAATTTCGTATTCGGCCTTATCAATGAAATTGGCTAATACGCTGCCGCCATAGCCGTTGGTGCCATAGCAATTCTTATGACAACGATATACCGATCCAGAGGTACCATGAAATTCATAATAGTCATCTACCAATTCAACTTTAACAATACCGCTATTGAATTGCCACGAATCAGAACCAAGATACCCTCCATACCAGCAGGCAAATACTTTATACAATGGTTCTTTATCTGTTGTAATCTTCACAACAAGCCATCTATCAGGCGTATAATCACTCATTTTCTTTTTTCTCAATCTTAATCATTTTACCATCCATGAATAGAGCTTTATATTCTATCCATGCATCTTGTTTCCACGATTCATGTTTATCTTCTAGTGCAGCACGATAAAATCGGATTAAACCATCAAAATCATGGCAACACACCCAGCGTTCATTAAACTGCCTGAGGTGGCCACCAAGAAATCCTTCGCCATCTACCCATTCAGCATCATAATCTTCATGCCACAAGAATAAATGACCAGAATCTCCGTTATAATCAATCTTATATTTGTCCAACATTTGGCAAGGAGTATCTTTCGTCTGATACTCCTGTCCTTGATAGTGTATGTAGTCAAACATTCCCATTTAAATCTCCAAATATCTCAATTTAAATTCTTTTGCTCTTTGTTCATGGCCAATATAACCACGAGGATTACAAACTACTCTTGTATCACCAATCATATAATCAGATACATTATGCATATGACCATGAGTCCACAATTTAATCTGTGGTCTATCTAAAATAAAATCAGATAAATCAGAAGCAAACGCACCGTTCATTAGTGTATCATGCTTATAACACTCAGCAATACTAATTGGTGATGGTGCATGGTGTGTTACCACAACATACTGTTTTGTTTTATTCTCAGTAGCAATCTTTATGTAGTCTAACATTTTCTTGTGGTCTTCCACAGAATCTTCTGGTGACCACTTTGAAGGTGACTGATAATGATCCACAGTTTTAACAACTAGTGTGCCATCTTCGTTACGCTCACTCTCATGGTAAACATTTCTTTTATGTTGAACCATACGATTACTATTTTTAATTACTTGAAAATCACTCATACCTTTACTGCAATGCCATAAGGTCAATGGATCACCTTTGTTCATATCAGTCCATAACGTACCAGCAACAAAGGTCACACCATCATGTTCCCATGTTTCTTTCTCAAGTAAATGAATATTTGGTAAATCAGCCAACTCAGCTTTTAATCTATCATAGGTATCAATAATATCAAAATTATAATGCTCGTGATTACCCATAATGTAAACCACATGAGGAAATTGAAACGAACAACGCTTAAAGAAATCTTTAACCATCATTCTTTCTTTTGGTTTATTCTTGAATTGACTGGCGGTACAGATATCACCACTCAAAATTAAAACGTCAGCATTCTCCTCATTCTTTAAAAGAATGTCGCCAAATTCTAAATGAATATCAGATGCTAACGATATTTTCATTAATGTACCAGTTTGTTTTCTCGTTCTGTTTTGTGTATAACATCTTTTGGTGACTCCAAAAGCTTTATGTAATCTTCTTCAATATTGCTTTGTTTGGCTATCCATGTTAAACGAGCCAAAATCACGGCAATCAAATTGAGTGGATGAATTTCAAATGTAGTCAACCACTTTAATAATTCAGTATCAATATCTAGTGATAGTTGCTCTAACTTATCATCATTAAATTGGGCCATGTTTCACCTTTATCATTTGGCCATTTTTCCATTGATTACGCCATTTGACTGGTTCGGCATTGTTTTCACGGTCACGCCAGAGTGCCGCACATTGTGATTGTGTTAAACCACCATACACATTGCAATCTTCCATAAACAACTGTTGGTCAGTTTTGGGTTTTGTTTCAGGTTTGGCCGCAACCACAGGTGGTTGTGGTTTAACTTCTTCCCACTTTGGTTCTTCATTGATAACTGGTGTTTTTACTGCAGCCACTTCAACAGATTTATTATCATTCTTCGATGGCATGGCGAACACGACAACACAAAATACTATGCCAATACCAGTAACAATAAATCGCCAGTACATGCCAACCAAAAAGATGGCAATAGCAGCAACAATTATAATCTGTAATACACCGGTCGTTAAACCTACTTCAGCTAAATTATCAAATAATTCCATGATTACTTTTTCTCAGGATATGGTTCACAATGTACATTGATTGGTACTAATACTTTACCAGAATCAGTTTTCTTTACAACATACTCAACATTTGGCCTCATACCAGCGCCAACACAATCTTTATTGTATTTGATGACATCAGTATTTGCCAATGCTTTAGGTCCTTCGTAACCAGAGAGTTTTGGTGTTGAACTGCAACCAATCAATAACAATATCAAACTACTAACTGCTATGCTTTTTTTCACTTTTTAACTCCATAATGTGTTTAATAACTTCTTTTGCTTGAATCATATCAGATTTAGATAAAGCCGATTCAATCAATGATTCACTAAGCGATTCTTCTTTAGAACGATTCAACAACCATTGCATAAACAAATTTGCTTCCGATTTATCATAAAAATTTTTAATGGGTTTGCCATTCATTCTTACTGTATAAAGAATCATTTTTCAACACTCACATTAATTGATTTGACCTTATCGATACCACCATCTAAGGCTTGTGCAATACCAGTAAAACCTACTGTACCAACAAAAAATCCTAAAACACAACCAATAACAAAATTAATCATATAAATTCCTTTCTCACTTTAAAAACCATTATATCACAACCATGGAATAATACAACCATCTGTTGTGTGGATACAACACTACTCAGGCCTCAATTCCAACTTACCAATACCAATATATTCTTCAATGGACTTCTTTAGGTTGCGCTTGGAGGTTGATGGTGGTATGAACACATAGTCCCGATGGTCGCCTGTTTTGGCACTTAGGATCTCGTTTAGGTAGGTCAAAGCATCAATTGGATTATTGAACTCTTTGAGACCTACATTATTCATCAAATTTGGTTTTGCAATATATTTCACTTTTTACCTTTTTCTTTTTTCATTAATTGTTCACGTAATGCGGCACATTCTTCTTCAAGCATTTTATTCTTACGAACTTCTGCCATCATTACATCTTCAAACAAACTCCACAATTTCTGAAATTTAACATCATAAACATGAGCAAGGCTCTGCACATGATTTGAAACTGTGTATTCATTATCATGTTCTACCCAGCCCTCAAATAAACCTTCATCGAGCTCTTTAAGGTCATCAACTATTCCCCAACATTTGATAATTTGTTGTTCAAAATCAAATCGGTCACTAGGTGCTTTTTGGTCACCAGCCATATGATGGTCACTCATAACTTTTCATCCATTCCAATAATATGATTTTTGCTTCTCTGTGTTCAATGCCAAATGCCTGTTGCAAATATGGTGAGGCACCAAACATATTGGTTACACCAGTTTCACGTAGTGTATTCAAATACTCAAACATTTCTTCTTTATCGATTGTCATAGATTTCCATAATATAAAAAGGTGCCATCATATAGCTCGAGCGTTTCACAACGAGTCTAAACGACTATATGATAGCGGAGAGATTAAGCTGTAACAGATTGCTGCACAACAACTGGTTTTACAGGTGTTGCTTTAGTTTGTAACTGTTGGTTGCCTTTGAATCGACCATTAGAATCGAACTGGTCAAAGTTAACCAATTGATATGCCTTTACTTTACGGCCATCTTTAATTACTTTCACAATACCACCATCTTTACGAATGTTATAGATGTTGGTTGAGAGGCGATACAATACTGATTCTTGGTCTGTGCCTTTGAATACTGTTTCGATTTCAGCAGGACTCACAGGTTTGCCTGACAACATTACTTGGGTAATTTTCTCATGACGGTTTACCTTACCTTTGCGAACTGTTAATGCCATTGTAATACTCCTAATAAATTAATAATATAAAAACTTCTCACTTGCTACACCACCATTATACTACACTTGAGATTGGTTGGCAACCTCAGATGTGGTAGAAATGGTACTTGTATTGGCAGGTGATTCTACCGAACTATCCACCTTGCTATACAAATCTAAGAATGCCATTTTCGTTTCTTCATCAAAACGATTCACACACAAGGTGATGGCCTTCATACGATCCTTGAAAATCGTAAATGCTTTGGCAATATGTACCAAACGGCGAGTGCTGATAATTTCATCAGTTGCGCCTTCATCATACGATTTACGAACCACATCAGCCCATTGGCATAAATGCTCTACGAATTCTGCATCAGCAATTAATGGTGACAGAATTTTCTTTTCTGTTTTGGCATCAGGATATTCCTGTTCTACCGTAATTGGAAATCGTTCTAAGAAAGCATCATCAAGAATTTGTGATAGATACTTGCCTTCATCACTACCACGACCTTTGGTATTGGCAGTTGCAACGATTGTGAAACCAGATTTTGGATACACCATTTCACCTGATTTCTTATTGTAATGTGGTTTGCCTTCCATAATGCCTTGCAAACACATCAATTTATTAGAACCACGGTCGACCTCATCAATCAACAATACTGCGCCACGCTTCATAGCGATAAGAACAGGACCATCACGATTGACCACATTACCATTGACCAATGTGGGACCACCAAGCAAATCGGTTTCATCGGTTTCAACGGAGATATTCACACGAATACACTCACGACCTAATTCAGCACACACTTGCTCGACCATCAAGGTCTTGCCATTACCAGATAAACCAGTAACAAAGATTGGATAGAATGATTTACTACTGATAATGTTTCTCATATCTTTAAAAAAACCAAACGGTACATAATCAGGCCATTTTTGTGGCACCGATGGTTCGGAATCATCCAACAATTTTGGTTGGCGGAACTCTAACACTTGTGCAGGTTGTGCATAAGCAACTTCTAATTCAGGTTCTTGTTCTTTCATTTTCGCTTTTGGTTTCTCGCCACTTGGTGGTACCTTGTATTGACCACGGTCATAACGATATTGTGATTTGGTCACCAACCAATATGGATATGGTGCACCTGATTCGTTGCAAACTTGTGTAATGCCATCTCTTGTGATAATTGATTCAGAACCAAATCGTTCTTCACACGCTACAACGAAATGCTTTGCATTTTTATTCATAATGTAAATCTTTCAATTTATGTTTAACACGCCTCTTGAAGGCGACCTTTGACACCACTCTTTTTGGTTTGAATGGTGTATTACTACAAAATAATACGAAATGTGCTCTAGTTTTCTTTTTCATAATATACTATTTAATACTTTTGGTACACGGTAGGAGAATCGAACTCCTCTTACTGCCGTGAAAGGGCAATGTCCTAACCGATAGACGAACCGTGCATGGTGGGTAAGGATGGATTCGAACCAACTCAGCCTTAGGCAACGGATTTACAGTCCGCTGTAACTCTCCAACTTTACCGCTTACCCAATTCAAACTACCATTATACAGATTCCACACCAGAAGTCAACCTACTGTTGTGTCCATACAACACTTTTAGTACCATGTTCTATGTTTTTCTGCAATATGTTCCAAACCATCGTATTGTACCACTTCCCAATTCACATCATCGGGTATTTCCACAATTTTTAGATTGGCAGCAAAACCAAATGATTTACTACCTAAATCTTCAACAACTTTAATCAACACAGAATCATTTCGTTCAATGTCCCTGCTTTCAAAATCTTCATTGGTATCAACATTTGTATATAATGTTATACCAAATGTGGTTTTTTCTTTTTTCAATTTGATGCCTTTGCGGTCAGCATATGTTTCGATTGCCAAATCAGACAAAGAAAAACCACCATAATCACAATTAATTACTATTTTCATTTCTTATCTGCTCACTATGTTTACATTTACCACGATAGGCATACCCTATACAATTACATTGATATTTACCAGATTCTAGAGTGATGGTATAGGTCTTGCCTGAATCACTTACAACCTGCCAATGAGGCACATTCAAAGCCTCTGGCTGTTGAATCACCACCGTTGCGCCAATGGCGTCCAATTCTTTGTGTTTGACCTTGATAAACTTACGCCTACGAGTGTCCATTGGTATTGGTTTGTTGAATACCTTAATCTCACCATCACTCTCACGAGCATAGGCCAAAATATTGGATTTACCATCAAACAAATAGATATGATTAGGCACCACGAACTCTGGTTCATTCCATTCGGTAACTTCTTTATATGCACTAATACTCATTAACACCTACCATCCAAATCTTCATCACGCCACTGGTCGTTTTCACCAGTTTCTTGCCAAACATTTAAAATCTTGGCATCAGGCCAACCGAGTTTAATACTATACACCGCCTCTTGTGCTGAGATAGCAGAAACTCCTTCATACTGAGTATGAACCGAATCGTCCATAAATTCTACAAGGTAATAATTCATTTCTTTGCCTTTATTTTATTAATGGCATCCATAGCATCAGGATATTCCTGCATCCACGAAACCAACTCATCATTCTTCATCACATCTTGCAACGGATCTTTTGGTCGTGTATTGACCACAATATTATACTTGGCCAATTTATTCCAATCGATTTGATAATTGTTTTTATTCATCTTCATCTCCACCAACATAAACTTCTTGGTAAATTGTTTTGATGATTTCGTTTGAATATTCATCAGCACAATATTCTTTTACATCTTGAACTTCATAAAAGCTTAAATGAATGATTCGGCCGGATTCAAACTCAACCATGTAAACATTTTCAACATCAGAATCGTAACTCATATCAAACTCCTACAATATTGGTATTATACCGCTCTTCATAAATCTTAACAATCGTATCATCAGTCAGCTCACGCAAATTATCTGTAAGCAATTCTTTTGTTACCATTACCAATTCTGTTTTTTTCATTTTTTTAATATCTTTCATAGAATCGGCAACTAATTCATTAATCAATCTATCAATCGTTTTACTCATAATTAATCCAATAAAATCATGTAAGCATTACCATTGTTGGTACGAAACCAATCAAGGGCTTTACGCAAACCTTTATAATCACCAATCAATTCACAACCTTTAAGGTAATCATAAACCGCAACCTCATCAGGCGTTAGAATGGTACTTTCACCACTAAATGGATTTTGAACTTTAACTGGTTCTTTATCAAGCACCATAATGCCAGGAAATAAATCTTGAATTGCTTTTTTTGCCTTACTCATGCTGTTTCCTTTTCTTTACAGAATTCCACAAACTCAGGTAATGAACCAGAGAAAATAACTTCACTCTCATAATCACTACTCATGCCAAACATATTGCAACCACAATAATACACTTCAATTTTGAATTGACCATCAACATTCAAAATGTGATACTCATAATCTTGGCCACATGATTGTTGAACAACAGGATGCAAATAGAATTGACCTGCACCATCTTTGAAGTTTGCTACCATCTGTGCAGCCAAACAACCCATGCCATTGAAAAATCTCTCATTGGCACCAAGGCGTAGGCCATTGGTCATTGTACCGCTTGATAGAAACTCTGCCAACTCAGCACCATGGCCAGATGGATAACCATCGTATTGGCGGTACATATTGATAATACGCTCAGCGGCCTCACCGCTCTTGGATTCGTTATAAACGAATGTTAAACTTCTGGTACCCATAATATAAACTCCAATCAAATAAGAATAAGTGTTGGTTTTTCTTTATAGTCTATAGCCAACAAAAAAGACTGCTGCTGTTTAGGCCGTTTATAGTCCGCCAAGGATATTCCTCCATTAAGACTTCATACTAATGACTACGATTATTAGCCCACTTCACACCACGCTGAAATGCCTCAAGCTCAATACGAATCTCATGAACTGCACGAGCATCACGCTGATACACATCAAACGCTTTTGCATCACGCTTACGAGTGGAACTGGCACCACGCCTACGAGGACCACGGAACATTACAAAATATTTGGTGAAATCAATAAACTGTTTGAGTTGCTCGTAATTGTCAATCGGTACGCCTTTGTAAACTGACCGAAAACCAATTGGCGAATGATGATTAGCAAATATAGATTGCATAATATCTTCTTTCTGTTGAAAACTTAATTGCATAATTACGCTCCACACCATCTAATATGATTAAAATTACCACTTAATACATTACCACGAATAAAGTTTCTTGCTGGTGCATTCCATGATGCTGATTTGAGAATATCACCTTGCTTAAACTTCTTATCATCCACCAACATCACCCACGAATGTGAACTGCGTTGATTATCTTCCATGATGATATGCACATACTTACGACCAACAGCAGCATAAAACTTTTTACTATTGTAAGCCGCTGTATTGGTATAATCATCTGCCAAATGTTTAACATACGCATCAATGCCTTCGTATAAATCCATATTAACCTCTACTCAAATTAATCACACGAAAATCAAATTCCATAAAACTGGTCTGGTGTGGCACAAACATAATTTTACCAACACGATTCTTTTTATTAGGTTTGGTTTCAAACTTAACAAATTTGTCAGCAGTCACCGTAACCTTATAGCAATTAAAACCAGGTTCATTACAATTAACCTGCTCTACCACACCTTCAATAAATGCATCATCACGACCAGCACATGGTGCAAAATCATATGCACGAATCACATCACCAACTTTTGCAATACCTTCAAATTTCAACATAATGTACCTTTCATTCAATTTATACTACCATTATACACTTACCACAGGGGTTTTCAAGCCCCTGTTGTAAATATACAACACTATTTGGTTTTCTTGATAGAATAACCTTTTAATAAAACCCATTCAACATATGCTTCAACGATTGCCGGTGTATCTGGCCGTTCCTGTTGTAATGCCTTTAATTCTTTGATTGTAAATTCCCATTTACTCATAATTATGCCAAACTTTCATATTCTTCGATAATGTGCCGTTCTGGTATATTATCATATTTTTCAATAAGCAGCTCTTTAAGAGCTTCAAACAATTCACCACGGTTCAATGTTTGAAAATAATTCATTTCATCACGAACCAAGGCTTCACGCATACGGTCAACATTTGAGATACTCATTCTTCTTCGTTCTCCTCTTCCCATTCACGCATATTCTCCGTGATACCATACATTTCGTTTAGAGTTTCTGGTAACATATCTTCCGCTTCGTCAGCAGACATACCAGAATAATCGTAATACTCGTCCGCACCTTCATACATTCCAGTGAAACCCATACCAGGTTCATAGTAGTATGCACGAACCTCAAAACCTAGTGCTTCGAGCTTTTCGTATGCCTGTATTGGAGGACCCCATGGTGAATCAAAGGCACCAACCAATACACCATGCTCATTGATTTCTACACCATATGGCGAGATATCCCACTTGGTACCCCAATTATTCACACACCACGAGTACCAGTCAGAATAACCGTATTTGGCGACCAATGCTTCATCAGACTCACGAGCAGGCGCCGTGGTGTCTTCCAATTCTTTTGGTAATGGAATAAACTCATTCAACAATGTACCATCAGCAAATGCTTTGGCGGCACGCTCGACCATCGCTTTATCAGGATGGGACAACTCAATATTATTATTACACCAATTTGGCATACTCAAAACTCCTCAATAACAAAATAAATTAATAACGCTGAAACGACCATATACAACAAAATACCAATAGTGATTGCGACCATCATACCTTGATTACTCGCTCAATATTCAAAGCAATATCAAACTTACGAAATTGCTCATTGGCATATGCTACCGCTGTTGCATATGAATCAAAAAGTAAACCATCACACACATAAAAAGTCATACATTTTCTCCACTTAAAAGACCATTATACAGGAAACTGGTAGAAATGTCAATACCCTGTATAATAGTCGACCAAATCGGTCAACTATTCAAAACTTAATCACAAATATTTACCGAACAACTAAGAATTAATTGCCGTTTGACAATATCCACACCAAGTATCGTATCGGCATTTGACCACCGTAAGGCACCATAACCACTCTGATTGGTACCAAGTTTGCCAGCGTTTTTCCACGCTTCACAAATTGCCAAGGTCACCGCTGGTGTCAATTCACCATCATATTCAATATCCACCGAATCTTGCCAA